CACAATTGAAACGCATTAAACAAGGCTGCATAACTGCTATCCTTTACGTTAATAATCTCATCACACAGAACAAACACAGTATCGCACTCTTTTGGAAGAGTTTGGCGTAGTTTCTTCATCAAAGCTATGTTAGTGTTGGTTAAAGATATTTCACGTTGTCTAATCGAATCTTTTGCGTTGTTTGCAACTTGCAATCTTCGGTTGGCTGATTCTAACTGGTTGAGCAATATTGCTTGTTCTATACCGAATTGCTTTTTCATTAGTTCCGCTTCTGCTTTGTAATCAAATGGAATAGGCTTCGGTTTGTCTTTGGCGCAATGATTTAAGCCGATAATTAGCAATAAGCATAGGGCTGCGAATGTTATAAGTTGGTGTTGTTGTTTCATATTGTTATTGTTTATACCATTTATTAAGCCAATCAATAAACGCTTCTGGTGTATTGACATCAACTTTAGTGTTATCTTTAAGCGTTAGAATTTTATCTACGTTATCATAAAGCCACCATTGCACATCATCAAGAGCCTTTTCAAAGTCATTTTCATTTTCGGTAAACATTAGCGCAATGCTTTCTTCAAGCAAATTAATACCGTTTTCGTAATCAATTAAATCTATACCCAAAGCCTTTAACTTATGGTGTGTTTGCTGAATTTCTTTAATTCGTTTAAGTGTTCTTACTGCAAATTCTTTTTTCATATTATATTGTTATTTTTAGCACCCATCCCCATCAATAACCGCAGTTCTTATAGGTTTTTCGGTTGTAAATTTAGTTAAGAATTTAGTATTAATTAATAAAAACGTAGCTGCCAAACCGCCCCAAAAGGCTTGCTTTAAAGTGATTAATCCTTGCGTTTCTGCGAGTGCTAACGATGTTTGAATAAATGGCAATAGAACGTAGATTAAATAGTCTGCAATCTTTTTTAGTTGCTTGTTGTCTGGGCTTCTGTACTTCTGTTTTAGATTCATAGTTTAATTAATTATTTCCCACTCAAATTTACCTTTTAAATTCCATTCTACCAAAGGCATAATCAAATCATTTTTATCTTTCCTACGAAAATAAACGTGGTCAATCTTTCGACCACCGATTGCAATGAAATCAATTTTGCTAAAGGTTATTACCTCCTTACCATTAGTGTAGCGTGTTCCTCTTGTCATACTATGGTAAGTGTAAAAGATTCTTTACCCATAACTTCCAACAATCGTTTCAAAGTAGGTGTTGACCTCAATAGTTCAACTATCCCATCTCCGTTAATGTCACCATAGCCATTTCCAACACCAATACAACCGAGCAAATCTGCTTTGTGTGTCTTTGGGTTAGGACTGCCGACAAAGTTCGCCTGATGCACTAAAATAAAGTCACGATTGGGAACATCTAAAATATGGTAGTGTCTTGGATACTTCTTTGATTCACGATAGACAACATTATAAACACCCTTTGGTATGCAACTTATTTGCTTCTGATTGTTTAAGTAGGGCAGTTCGATAGTGTCACAAGCAAATATTACTTTGTCATTTTCGTAACTTATCCACTTGCCCAGCGTTTGTTTGTCTTGTGGTATTCTGGTTATTATTGCTGATTTCATATTATTTTATAACCGTTTATTGCTTGATTTAATTTTCTTTTTTTAATTACAAAAGTATGATTTTTCCCTAAAAATTTTGAAGCATCACTTACAGATTCAAATGTAAGAATTTCTCCATCTTTTTCTAATTTAGTTTCAGTAAATCTAAATCTTTGAGTTCCTTTTGTTGATATTCCTTTGTTCCAAGCAGTATGCTTTGGAGTAAAAGGAGTAGGGCAAATGCCATCTTTTGAAAAAGTAAAATCTTTATGGAAATTACTTGAACCATTTAAAACTTTTGCCACCAATGTTTTGCTTAATTTTAATTCTTTTATCATTTTTGTTATTGAAGGATACTCTGCAATTAATTCTTTTGTTTTAAAATCAAAACAATAAACCTTTTTTGATTTTCTAATTCCATTAGTTATTTTGTTTTCTTCCGTATGTCTAAAATTAATAGAGCCATCACCTCCATTAGTGCCATTCATTAAATTAGCACCGCAAGATTTATACATAGCAATTAAATTAATTTCTTTTTTCTTTACTTCTTCAAAATCAAATGTAGAATCCAGTTCTATTGCACATATTTGCTTTTCATTTCTTAAATACTTTTGAATCCATCTATCTTTTTTTGTTTTTAAGTATTTGCTTTCAGAAGTATGCTCATTAAGTCTTGTTTGTATTTTCTTTTTTGTAAAACCAATATACCTAATTAATTCTTGCCCATCAACATAAAGTCCATATACTTTATAACATATTTTACTTCCTTTATTTATTTCCTCATTTCTACCATTATCAAATGCTTTATCCATTTGCTCCTTTTCCATTTCTTTGGCTTGTTCTAAAATATTATTTGGCAATGAAAAATCTGTTTGTTTCCAAAGTTCTTCATATAACCATTCAACTGCGGTTTGTTCCATATTATTTTTATTTAAATTACAATAGCATTCGTGTATGTCATTTGAGCCATAACAAGCGCAACTATTTGGTTTCATAGGTTGTTTAATTTATTTATTTCATGTTGTAAATACCATGCAGCCTTTTCTAAATCTTGCAATTTGTTTTCTTTTTTATCGCATCGTAATGTATATTTTATTACGTTACCTAAAGCAAAACCAAGCCTATAATGTTCAATTATTTTTATAACTTCCATTGGGTTATTTTCGCCTCCGTAGTGTAATGGGTGATTGACTTTGGACATCGTACTGTTCTTTTAAATTGTTTATACTCTCTACTCGTATGGCAGCTATTGAATAGCAACCACATTGTTAATATTAAGACACGCATAGATTCATTATATCAATCTCAATCGGTACTTCAACACCCTCTACACCATCTTTTTCTGCATAAGGATAAAGTTGGTAACCAATCGGAAAAGAACACTTCGGAGCGACTCTAAACGCATAACCATTGTTAGCTTTGCATTCGATGTAATAACCCCAATTTAACTCACACTTAACAAGCTCGCCTATTTCATACCTGCCAATTCGCTGAATAGTGCGCTCACCTTTGATATACGCATAGAAATACAACACACAATAGTTATCTTCTTTTCGGATGCCTAAACGGATGCTATTGTAGTGATGCCAACCTCTGCTGAAGCCTATAACCTTTTGCACCCCATCACTTTTCTCGATCTCGGGAACGATAAATTCGCACGTTAATTTTGTCGGTTTCCAGAGCAACTTCATTTTTTCATCCATTGCTGCATAAATCCAGCACCGCAAACCGCACTAACAAGTGAAGCGCATAATGAGAGGGTAAAAGTTAAATGGTCAGAGTTTCCATTTTCTGCGCCAGTCATTGCGAATTTGACTGCCCAAAAGGACATAAATAGGGCTGATACTGCCCATAAGATAAGTGATGCTTTTGTTTTCATAGTTAAAAGTTTTCGGGATCTAATTCTTCGTTAAGTAATTATTCTAATTTCGGGATCTAATTCCTCGTTTAATAATTGTTCTAATTTAGGGCTTAAATGTACTTGATTTTTTCCATTTGTGATGTCGATTAGCACCCAACCACCAAGAATGTTGTTTTCTCTGTCGGTTTCTTCAAATTCCCAATGCAATGTTAATGTTGTTGTTGTTGTCATGTTATTAGTTTTAAATTTTGGCAAATATAAAGTAAAAATAATTAGCAAACAATTTTATTTTTAAAAATATTATTAGTAGGTTTGCCGAAACTTTTAACAACTAACAAAATGAAACAACTTATCCAACGCTTACTCTTCGGTTACCGACCTAACCCCGATGCGTACAAACCAAAAGGTGGCGCAGTATTAACCCAAAAAGGTGGCAATGCTGAGGCCATACATTCAGCATTAGTGTTGATGCAATACAACATTCGCAATGCCGAAAAAATCAATTAAACCACGCAACCGTAAGATAAGCCGCTACATTAGTGATGCTTACGTAAACATCATTAGACCCGATGTAATAGACCCACAACACTGGGATATGTGGTTGAAACATAATGCAGGATTAACCCAAGTTGAAATCGCAATGTTATTCCACGTTAAGAAATTCGAAGTGGTGCAGATACTTGCAACGGTTGTGGAGCTGCTAAAATACAAACCGAAAATTATCGAAAAGGAATGGACACAAGAATTTCGTGTATGGATAGATGGGCAACTGTTTAGAGATAAGATAAGGGCCAAACTACATGCCGCTTATAAAGTGGCAAAGAAAACGAATAGTAACGAATTATTAATAATGTCAGAGGTATGATAAACTTTCACAACTGCGACAATATGCAGTTTATGGCTGATGTGCCTGACAAGTATTATGATTTGGCTATTGTTGACCCGCCGTATGGGATTGAAAGATTAAAAAAAATAAATAAAGGGGATAAAATACACAAAGCTTCAGATTCAGGAAAAAACTACAACAACAATAAGCCAAGTAGTATTTATTTTGATGAACTGTTTAGGGTTTCTAAAAATCAAATAATTTGGGGAGCAAACAATTTTGTGCTTCCGACAAGCGAATACTTTTGTATTTGGGACAAAAAACAAGGATACCCAAATTTTGCCCGTTGTGAATACGCCTTTGTAAGTATGGGGCTTAAAAAACCCGCAAAGATATTTGAACACGGAATACATCAGTATTTGAATCAATCAAAAATCCACCCCACCCAAAAGCCCGTTGCCCTTTACGAATGGCTATTATCAAAATACGCAAAGCCAAACGATAAAATATTTGATTCGCATGGAGGCAGCGGCTCAATAGCCATAGCAGTTGACAAAGCAAACACATTAGACAAAACAAACTATTCACTTGATATTATTGAACTCGATAAGGATTACTTCGATGCCTCAGTTAACCGTTTTAATAAATATAAATCACAAACAACACTAAACTTAAAATGAACATAACAGCAGAACAACCCCGCATCAAACCAAGCAACACTCAACTAAAGCAAGAATACAAACAGATGTTAGCACTTGTTGAACACAATGGATCAAGACCAGCGAAATGCAATCCGATTACCGAAGCCGCTAAACAATTTGGATACACTCGACCCGGAATAGCTCGGTTAATGAATGGTAAAGTTGACCGTTGGAAGCCACAACATTTTATGATTTATGATTTTCTTAAAGCATATTTAACATAAATTAACACTTTAGTTGAAAATATTATTTTGAGGTAATGAATTTAAGTGTACATTTGCATCAACAAATAACAACAACAACTAAAAACACTAACAACATGACAACAGCAACAATTACAAAAACATTTGGACAATTAACAATAGGAACAGTAGTTAATTTTTATAGAAGTGTAACGGCAGATGATACGAATTTTGTAGTATTAAGACAATACACAGACAAATGGGGACATTACACAGAAGTATTAAATATTGAAACATTTGAAAAAGATAATTTTACACAGCACACAATAATTCAAAACTGCTGGTCAATAGTAAAAGAAAACTAATACTAACAAATCAAAGGGGGCTAAACACCCCCATTTACAAACCCAATAAAAACTAACAATGAAATCAATTCACATCACAAAATCAATTACCACAGTTACAACGTGGTTTAACGATGAGCAAAAACAAAAGATTGAACACGAATCAGATTCACAACATTTTTATTTTTGGGCTGATGGCAAAATAGCAGCCTCATTTGAGCAAAAAGATGCAGCCGATTTGTTAAAGAAATGCGATGCTTTGGTTTCTGCTGGCTTTAACGAAATGGATTTAAGCGGTCAAGACTTCATCCCTAACAATGCTTTTCTCTCAATCGTGTTGTCACAATTTCTTCACGTTCCAAAAATCGACACAATACATAATAATAGTAATCATAATTAATACAATAAATCAAATGACAATCAAAGGCACAATTAAGCGCATAGGCGCAACAGTATCAGTAAGTGATGGAAAGTTTTCCAAAAGAGAATTAGTACTCACAACAACAGACCAGTACCCGCAAATAGTATCAGTTGAATTACAACAGAAGTCCTGCGCACTTGCAGATTCATTAAAAGTAGGGCAAGACATTGAGGCTTACATCAA